TACGGGCTTGCAGAAGACGCAAAGTTTACCGTAAACGAAATGGCAGAAAAAATAAGACAGTGGCAGTCAAAGGAGGTAAAGTAACAAATGGCAGGTGGAAGATTTGACAAGCGTACCGGTAAGACACGCCCCGGCACCTATATCAACTTTGAGAGCTCGGTAACCGAACTGATACAGTCGTCTGACAGAGGTGTTGTGGTACTGCCTCTTATTGGTCATGATTACGGACCTGAAGGCGAGTTTATCACTATTGACAACGGCTCTCCCGATGAGCATTACAACAAACTCGGTTACAGCGTTTATGACGCAGGCAATCAGTTTATGCTTATGATAAGAGAGGCGTTAAAGCTCGCAAAAAGCGTAATCGTATATATGCCTAAAACGGGTACTAAGGCAACAGGTACTGGCGGCGGTCTTACTGGTACAGCTAAATACGGCGGTACACGAGGTAATCAGTTTTCTTTCTCTGTTGCTTCAAACGCCGCAAGCGGCTGGGACGTAAATGTTTATATCGCAGGAACGGTTGTTGAGGAGTTTGTCGGCATCACAAATGCCGCACAGCTGACAAGCGAATACATTGATTTCGTTGCTTCGTCCGACATAGAAGCTGTGGCAGGCGTTGCGCTTGAAGATGCAACAGCTTCAGAAGCATCAAACAGCGATATAACAGCTTTCCTCGATAAGCTTGAAAGTATAACGTTTAATACACTTGCGTTCCCTTCAACAGAACAGTCATTACAGACGGCTTGTAAGTCAAAAATCGCTTATATGCGTGAGAATATGGGACGTTGCGTAAACGCTGTTCTGCCTAATTTTGCGGGCAACTACGAGGGCATTATCAACGTTACCAACTCCGTAATACTGAGCGATGCAACGCTTACAGTTCCACAGGTAACAGCGTGGGTAGCGGCGGCCTATGCTTCGGCGACAGAAACGCAGTCAAACACCTATCTGAAATATGATGGTGCAGTTGCCGTAAATGGCTTAAAGACACACGAAGAAAGCATTACCGCTATCAATAGCGGCGAATTTTTCTTTACGAACCTTGAAGACGGCTCGGTAGCGGTTGAATACGACATCAACAGCCTTATTTCGTTCGGTGACGGTAAAGACTCAAGCTACAGAAAAAACCGTGTAATCCGTGTTCTTGACGCAATCGCAAAGTCTATTCAGGATAATTTCCCGCCTAACAAGTTTGACAACGACGAGGACGGCTGGAACATCATGGAGGGCATAGGCGTTTCGCTGCTCAAGGAATACGAGGAAGAAGGGGCTATAAAGAATGTCGACACCGAAGCGGACTTTCTTGTTGATAAGGTGCGTTCTTCCGGTGATTCAACGTATTTCGATGTAGCAATCACTCCCGTAGATAGCGCAGAAAAACTGTATTTCTCGGTAACCACAAGATAAGGAGGCAACAGAAATGCGTAACGATATATCAATCAGAAACGGCAAGATAATGCTTGACGGCTACACCGTCTACGACGGTGTAAACTGCACTATCACGGCTACTCCCGAAGTGCAGACAAGCAAATGTATCGGCGATAAGGGCGAAAGCTCTCGCTGGATGGACTTAAAGTATACCGGCACTATCACACGTCGCAGAGCTACAACATGGTTAAGAGATAAGATTAACTATTATCTTAAAACAGGCAAAACACCTGTGTTCACCATTCAGGGCACGATGAATGATAAGGCTTCGGACTACTACAAGAAGAACAAATCAATAACTACAACAGCTACAGGCTGTGTAATAACAAGCGACATTAAGCTTCTGGAGCTTGATGTTACAGGTAACTTCCTTGAGGATCAGATCAACTTTAACGCATACAGCGTTGTAACGAAGTAAATAAAAACAACTCGGAGCGAGCTATAAAAAGCCGCTCCGAAGTTTTATTATAAGGAGAAAACAGTATGAAAAAGAATTTATCCTATTTTATGAAGAAAAACAGAGAGCCCGAAATCGTTTCTGTGTTAGGTCCTGAAAGCTTTGTAGACGAAAACGGCGCTCGAATCATGTTCCAGATAAAGAAGTTAAGCACAGCCGATATCCGCAAGATCAACAACGGGTATAAGGATAAGCGTGTTGCTTACGGCAAGAACGGCAGACCTTATGCAGAAAACGGCGAGGTGCTTTTTGTTGTTGACAATGACAGAGAAAAAGCTCTTTCACATATAATCGCAGAGGCTCTTGTATATCCCGATCTTAAAGATGAAGAACTGATGAAAAGCTATGACTGCTTTGATTTTACCGATATGCCTTCGCTGGTATTTGATGACATCAACGATTATAACTACGTCGCAGAAGCAGTCATGAAAGTGTGTGGCATGACATCAGCGGAGAGTGAAGACGAGGAGATTGAAGAAGCAAAAAACTAATTGACAGCAAGGGGCTTGAGTATTGGGCTCATGTTCTTTGGCAACGTCATCATCTTCGCATGGAAGAGTTTAACGATATGCCAAGAGAAACACAGCTGTTTTATATAGCGTCAGAGCTGTATGAAGCAGAAAAGCCCTGCGTTCCCCCTGCTGTGAGATTGTGAGGTGAGACATACGGCGGAGAAATTACAAGCAAAGTTTTCGCTGATAGACGACTTTTCGAAAAAGCTTGATGTAATCACAAAAGCCGGAGATGCGTGTGTCAGAAAGTTTGATACTATCGCCACTTCTGCCGACAAGGCAATGAATAAAGTGGCAACCGGATTAAACAAAGCATCCGATAAGATGTCTCAGACAGTTTCAAGCGCCGCTGATATGTCGGCGGCTACGGATAATGTTACAGATAGCATAGGGCAGACAGCGGAAGCTTCCGACGTACTTGTGAAGAAACTTGATGAACTGATAGAATTACAAAAGCAAAATTCGGAATCATCGGTAGTGCTACAGTCCGACTATGATAGCTTGAAAGAAAAGCTGGAACAGGCGGAAAAAACAATCGATGAGCTTTCAGAGAAAATTAAAAAGCTTACCGAAGAAAGCGAGAAAGCTCCAAAAGGATTTGAAGCTTTAGGGAATGTAATTCAGACACTCGGACTTGCAAAAGTTGCACAAGAAATAAGTGCGGCTCTTCTTGCTTGCTCACAGAGTGCGGCGGAATTTGAAACGTCCGTTGCAAAAGTGTCTACGCTTGTAGATACCAACAAAGTGTCAATGCGTAGCATGAGAGATGAGCTGTTGCAGCTTTCTGGAGAAAGCGGAAAGAGCGTAAACGACCTTTCTGACGCTACATATCAGGCAATTTCTGCAAGCGTGGAAGTTGGAAATGCGATTGCTACAGTTGACAAAGCAAACAAACTGGCTGTAGGCGGTTTTACGTCGAGTGCTACGGCGGTTGACGTGCTCACGACGGCTCTTAACGCTTACAACCTGTCTGCCGATCAGACCGAGTATATTTCGGACATTCTTGTTACGACGCAGAATTTAGGCAAAACGACCGTTGATGAGTTGGCAAGCTCGGTAGGCAAGACTATACCGCTTGCGGCGGCATATAACGTAGAGATGGATAATCTGTCTACTGCGTATGCCCAGCTGACTAAAAACGGTATTGCGACAGCCGAAGCAGGTACATACATCAAGTCAATGCTTAATGAGTTGGGTGACAGCTCGAGCAATGTTGCCAAGGCGCTGAAAGATGAAACCGGAAGCACCTTCGCCGAGCTTTCGAGCGAAGGCAAATCAATAGGTGATGTGCTTGACATTCTCGTAGATAGAGTAGACGGCAATCTCACAAAATTCAACGAATTGTGGGGTTCGGTAGAAGCGGGAACAGGCGCATTGTCACTTGCAAAGGCAGGTAGTGACGCATATAACGATACTCTTATGACGATGAAAGACAGTGCAGGAGCTACCGAACTGGCATATAGCAAGATGATGGATACGACAGAAGCCGCATCACAGAAATTCAGCAACAGTGCTCAGAACGTTGCAATAGCGATAGGCGATGATCTCAATCCTTGCCTTGAGGCTATGTATAATGCAGGTTCTAATGTGCTAAATATATTTGCTTCGTGGATAGATCAGTGCCCAGCACTGAGTGGCGCTATCGCAGGATTGGCTGTTGCATTAGGTGCTATGGGACTTGCAGGTGCTATCGCAGGTATAGTAAAACTTGTTCCTAAAATTGCTGAAATGCTTTCATTAAGTCCCAAAATAATGATTATTGTTGCGGCAATTGCAGGTGCTGTGGCTGTAATAACGGCGCTGACTGTTGCTCTTTCTAACACAAACAAAGAGTATGAATCGTGGACTGCTTCCACGAAAGTCAATTATGACGAATTACAGAAAGCAAACACCGAATACAAGAATGCTTGTGAGGAATTTGGTGCAACTTCCGCCGAAGCAAGCACTCTGAAAAATAAGGTTGACAGTCTTACCGAGTCATTTGAGAATAACAAGATGACCATAGAGGAACTTTATGATAGGTTTGATAAGCATATCGAATTGTCACAACAGATAACATCAAGTTATCAAGATAATAACTTTGAAATTGAAAATCAGTACGAAACCGCAGGGAATCTTGTTAATAAGCTCGAGGAATTAGCAACCAGCTCTGAAAAAACGGCGGCAAGCCAGGAGCAAATGAAGCAGATAGTATCTACTCTTAACGGAATGTATCCTGAGCTTGGCTTAAACGTTGAAAGCGTAACTGACAATATAGACGCTTTGGGCGATAAGATAATGGAAACGGCCGAAAAAACCTATAAAAAGCGAAAGGTTGAAAACGCTCAAAATAGTATAGCTGATCTTATGGGTCAAGAGGAAACACTTCGAAGGGATATTGAAATAGCAGAAGCCAATATGCTTGCTGCTGGTAAGAAATATTCTCAGCAGAATATATTTGAAGGAACTGCCACTACATTGCTCAACTCGGGAGCAACCAAAGAATATAATGACGCTAAAGCAAAATGGGAAGCTCTTCACGATCAGCTTACTGCAAATATACAGGCTCAGGAAGATGCAAAGCAGGCTATCGAAGACTATGCAAAAGAGGCAGAGGAAGCCGCAAACGCTGCATTAAGCTACGGAGAAGCTTGCGAGCGTGCTGTTGACGGTAGCAAGGATGCAATACAGGAGCTATGCGATAAATACGACGAAGCATATGACACAGCAAGAAAAAGCATTGACAGTCAGATAGGGCTTTTTGACACAATGGCTACGGAGTCAAAAATAAAAGTTGAAGATATGTTTGACGCTTTTACGAGCCAGTATGAGTATCTTACAACATACTCCGAAAACTTAAAGAAAGCGGCTTCACTTGGGCTTGACGATGACCTCATAGCAAAACTTTCGGATGGCAGTGCGGAAAGTGCCGGCTATCTGAATGAAATTGTAACGCAGGCCGAAAACCTTGACAGCGACGGCGCAAAGAAATTTGTAAGCGAATTTAATGACGCTTTCAAGAAGACAGAACAGGCAAAAGACACGTTCTCGCATACTGTAGCAGGCATGCAGACTGACTTTGATAAGGAAGTAGACAAGGTTAAAGAAAGCCTTGAAAATGCCGTAAACGACATGAATATGAGCGACGAATCGAGAAAAGCGGCACTGGAAACAATGGATGCTTATATCGAAGCGATAAAGAGCAAACAGGCTGAAGCTGTTTCGGCTTCTGAAGCCGTTGCCTATGCTACGGCAAATATCCTTAACGGCAAATCTCAGTATGCGACAGGCTACGTCCCCGGAATGCCGTCGGATGTCTATGAGAAAATTCAGCATAACGCAAACGGTACCGATAACGCCGCAAATGCGTTTATAGCAGGCGAGGAAGGACCGGAGCTTGTTGTCGGTGCAGGCGGTTCTAAGGTATTTACAGCTGATGAAACACAGTCGATATTCAGAAATGCGGCGGCAGCTTTAGGCGCTGCACAGTCTTCTGCTCTTCCGTATGCTTCGCAGGAGCGTAAAATCGTTATTGATTTTGGCGGTAAAGGCTCGATTAAGGTTGACGGAAACGCAAATGTCGATGATATTGTAGCAGTGATGTACGAATACGCAAAACCGATACTTGTTTCTCTGCTGGAAGAAGAAATGGTAGAGGAAGGAGAAGAAAGCCATGAGTTCTAAGTATTCAATGCACTTGTCATTCAATGGCTCTAAGGAAAAAATTACGTTGCCGGTCCTGCCGTCTGAGTTTTCAGTGAAATATTCAAGCAAGCTTCAGACTATGGACATTGTTCAGCTTGGCGAGGTCGTAACCTCGTCAACTGAAAGTGCGGCAACGATAAGTTTTTCTTCTTTCTTTCCTGTTACAGCCTTTCCGGGCATAAAAGTAAAGAATACTCCTCGCTCTCTTGTCAATAAAATACGCAAGTGGAAAGCGAGCAATAAACCTGTCAGACTGGTGGTGTCCGGCTGTGGAATAAATATGTACTGCATGATTGACTCCTTTACCGTAACGGAAAAAGGCGGAGATGTCGGTACAATATATTACTCCTTAGCACTGAAAGAATACAAGGAAATCAAAGTGCGTAAGCTGAAAACCAAAATTACAATAAACGCACAGACTGTCGCTGTAGGAACGAAAACTAATCGTGTCGATAACACTGTCGGCAGTGCGACTTATGTGGTAAAAGATAATGATAGCTTATACAGTATCGCATACTATCAGCTTGGGGACGGACAGCGATATAAAGAACTGTACGAGTACAACAAGTCAACGATAGATGCCGCAAACAAAAGCGAAAAGGGCTCTAAATATACCATACACACAGGGCAGGTATTAGCAATACCATAAGGAGAAGCGCACATGAAACTATATTTCGTAAACCATGACAGCGAAGTCTTTGATGCTACAGAAGCTACATCAAGCGTTAAGTGGTCGGGAAAAAACGAAAGTGCGAGCCGATCTGTTACAGTTACAATGCTGAATGACCGTGCAAGAAACGCTAATTTTAAGCTATCGCCTGAAGAAGGCTGGCATTGCATACTGTACGACGAAAAAGAAATTTTCCAAGGTATCATAATGAAAATATCAGAAAGCCGTGGCAACTCTATGACTGTCACGGCTTACGATTTAGGCATATATCTGTCAAACAATAAAGATACGTTTGTTTATGAGGGATATACTCTCTCGGAAATCTTTGTAGATGTGTGTAGCCGTTACGGTGTCCCGTATGATAGCGTATGCTCCTCATCGGCGTGTATAGAGTCTATCGTCAAGAAGAACTCTACGGCTTACGATGTGCTTACAACGGCAATGGAGGAAGAATATAAGGCTACGGGCATTAAGCACTCCATTGTAGCAAGTAAGGGCAAATTAAGCCTTATTGAGCGCAAGGAGCATCTTATCGAGTGGATGATAGAAAGCGGTCGCAACATATCGGCGTATACATATACTCGCAGTATCGAGAAGATAAAGACACGAGTTAAGCTGTACTCTAAGGATAATGTGGCAGTGGCAGAGGAAGCAAATGCCGCACTTGAGGCAAAAATAGGCGTGTTCCAGGACAGCCAAAGTACAAACGACGATGCAAGCGAAGGCGAAATATACGAGTTGGCTAAGTCATTGCTTGACGAACAGGGAAAACCGTCTGTCAGCTTGTCGGTCACTGCTGACGGCAAATCCGAGCTTATCTCGGGACGGTGCGTATATTGTGTGCTGAAGCCGCTTGATATTGCCGCATCATACTATATCGACAGCGACACACACACTTTCAGCGGTGGCAGACATCAAATGTCTTTGACACTGACACTTGTGCAGGGCAATGTGCTGTCAGCTGGCAGTAACAGCGGTAGCACAGTCAATGCGCAGATTGGTGATATAGTGTGGTTTAACGGAGGACGGCATTATTACACAGCTAATAGCGACGAGCCTACAGGTCCGTTGCTTACTGCCGGTCCTGCGAAAGTACAGAATATTTGTGCAGGGGCAAAACACCCGTATGCGCTTGTTCACACGGACAATCAAAGCATGGTTTACGGCTGGGTTGATATAGGAACGTTTGAGAAGAAAGGATAAAAAGTGAGTTCTTTGAAAGGCTTGATTCAAGCGATGAACAGCAACGGAAAAACCGAGATCCTTGTTGCAGATGTCTTGAAAATGTCACCCATTACTTTTCAGGCACGGTCAGATAAACAGTTGCTGATAACCGAGCGCAGCGTAATTGTGCCGGAGCGTGTAAAAAAAGAACTGTCGGTAGGTAATAGTGTTTATCTGCTTATAGCAGGCAATGTAATCTATTGCCTTGACAAGAAAGCGAGTGACAAGTAATGCTGAATGTACCGATAAACGTCACTGTCGATATGGAAGTCAACGAACCGAGCAAGACGTATGCACTTGACTATGACACATATTCGGTTGGTAGTGACAAAATAGACGGCATAGAAGCCGTAAAACAGGCGATAAGCAAGGCACTGTCAACGCCACGCTTTAAGTGTCGTGTCTATGATAATCAGTACGGCTCGGAAATACGAGAGGCTATAACGGAAGAAGACGCTTCGGACGAGTATATCGCCGATAATATGGCGTTTCTGATAGAGGACACCTTGAAGGTTGACGACAGAGTGCTGAGTGTTTCCGATGTATCTGTAGAGCACGTTGATGACATACTGTATGTATCGTTTTCTGTGAGTACAGTATTCGGAGATACCACAATTGAGGAGGAGATATAAATGTTCAGCGACAAGACGTATGACAAGTTACTTGATGAGGCTTTGGCAAATGCCCCTGATGATATAGACACACGGCAAGGAAGCATATACTACGACGCAGTTGCAGGACAGTGCCAGATAATAGCCCGTATGTATGAGGAAATGTCAGCACTGAGCGAGTATCTTTCACTTGATAAGTGCTACGGTGAGGTGCTCGACAGCAAAGCATACGAGCACGGAATATCAAGAATAGGAGCAACAAAGAGCGAATATTTACTTGAATACACCGGAACGGCACCTGCTGTAGGTAGCCGTTTTTTTGATAATAGCGTTTTCTTTGAGGTTGTCGAAAGCGGCGACAACCTTGTGCTTCGTGCGGAAGAGGCAGGAAGCTTAGACGATAGAGTTAATGTTGGTGATATTGTCGTGCCTGTAAACACGATAGTCGGTCTGTCAAGTGCAATCATCGGCAATGTGGTAACTGACGGCGTTGACGAAGAAAGTGATGAGAATTTGCGTCAGCGACTTGTAGAAAAAATCACAACACCGTCGCAGAACGGCAATAAGAGGCAGTTTAAGACGTGGTGTGAAGCAATTTCGGGTGTAGGCCATGCCCGAATATTGCCACTTGAGAACGGTCCGAATACCGTTGTAGCTGTGCTGATTGGCGCAGACGGTCGAGGTGCTGAACAGAGTACGGTTGACGAAGTGCAAAAGCAGATAGACCCGCTGGACAAGCAGGGACTTGGTGAAGGCCTTGCGAACATAGGCTGTGTATTTACGGCAAAAGCCGCAACAGAAAAATCTATCGCTGTAAATGTTTCTGTGGCTCTTGCAAAAGAAAAATCTATGCAGGTAGCAAAGACCGAAATTGAAGAAAAGCTTATCACATATTTCAAGGATCTTGCACTTGACAACAAAAGCGATACCGCTATTGTTAGGCTGACGAGCATAGGAAATATCCTGCTTAACTGTGATTCAATAATAGACTACAGCAATCTTACTCTCGATGGCGGAACGTTGAACGTCACAATTTCCGTGAATAGCGTCCCGATACTTGGTGCGCTTACAGTGGCGGCAATGGAATGAGGAGGGCTTATATGAGTGTTATTTTTCCTAAGCCGCTTGACACTTGCTACGAAGAACTACGCCGTATGTACCCTGTTTTTATGCTCAAATTCAAGGAAATTGATGCACTGTTAAAAACCGAGGGAAAGCAGTTGGACGAGATCGACGCAGCTATAAGCAAGATTGTTGATAATCAGCACATAGCTACAGCCGATAGCAATGCGCTGACGGAACTTGAAAAGCTTTTGCTAGGCTACACAAATGAAACGCTTGAAATGAACGAGCGCAGAACCGTATTAACTGCACTGATTATCGGAGATGCTAAATGCTCGGCTTCAACGCTTGAGCGATATATCATGAAAGTTTTTGGCGCTTCGGCAGAAATACGATTGCGGCAGGCGGAGGGGTATAAGTATCTCGAGTGTAAGATCGACATGGATCAGAACGCACGACTTGCAAAGCTACTGGATGTACGGCAGATTATCTCTGACAAGCTTCCGGCACATCTAAGTCTACAGCTGTTGTATGTGTCGAGCGTAACGTATGATCTTTATACAGGCATAAAACCGCTGTACAGTCATCATAAAACGGAGGTAAGTATTAGTGGAATGGAATAATTACTGTGTCACAAATGCAGGCGTAGAGGTGCTTAAAAAAGCTATAGGTGGCAAAAAGGTTACGATTACCGCCGCAAAAAGCGGCACTGACACGGTACCCGAAAGCGAGCTGAAGGAGCAGAGCGTGCTTTCGGGTACCATGCGAAATGCGACTATAGCAAATGCAACGAATCAACCTGAAGGTTACAGAGTGACTTTGAGAGTTACAAACACAGGTGTCAAATCGTCATATATCTTTAAACAGTTGGGATTATTTGCAACGGCAGAAGACGAATCAGAAGTCCTTTTTGCAATTTTACAGTCGGAGAACGGCGAGACAGTTCCCGACGAAAGCGAGCTGTACACATATGATGTGTCATTGATTATCGCTATCAGCGACACATCGAATATCACTGTAAATGTTGATAAAACAAGCTACGTTACCGAAGAAGAACTTGACGGGCATAAGACAGACAAAACAAATCCTCACGGCGTAACGAAAGCGCAGGTGGGACTTGGCAACGTCCCGAACGTTAGCACAAACGACCAGACACCGATATATACTGTTCCTACGGCAAATGCAGGACTTGTAAGCGGCGAAAAGCTCGGAACGGCGTTCGGAAAAATTGCAAGGGCTGTAGCTTCGCTTATTGCACATATTGCCAACAAATCAAATCCTCACAGTGTAACAAAAGCGCAGGTGGGGCTTGGCAATGCGGATAATACATCAGATGTGAATAAGCCTATATCTTCGGCAACACAGACTGCGCTTAACGGAAAATCAGACAAGGCACATAAGCATAAGACAGCTGATATATCAGATATGCCATCAGCCCTACCGGCTGATGGCGGTAACGCCGACACTGTGGACGGTAAACACGCAAACGAATTTTACCCCGCACAAAAAGGGGTTGTTTTTGGTGGAGATTATAACTCGTTGATGACAAACGGTATTTATGAGTTACTCGGAACTAGCGATCAGCCGACGCAAAACGCACCTAACGGAAACAACTCTAATAATGATTGCTATGTTCAAGTGTTTGCACATAGTGCAAATTATATAACACAGATAGCAACATCGGGCAGACGTGATAAGACACAGTACGTCAGGTCGCTGAGTAACGGAGTGTGGGACAGCTGGGAACAAATAAAGTCTGGTGATGCAGATACGGTAGACGGCAAGCACGCAAGCGATTTTGCTGCGAGCAATCACACGCATACGGCGGCAGATATAGGAGCGGCGGCGAGTGGCCACACGCATACAAAGTCGCAGATAACCGATTTCCCTGCAAGCCTGCCTGCAAACGGTGGTAACTCTGCTACTGTAAACGGTCATACTGTAGCATCTGATGTTCCGGCAAATGCAAAATTTACGGATACGCAGTATTCGCCGTTTGCAAAATCGGGAACAGGGGCAAAAGCAGGGCTTGTTCCTGCACCGTCCACGACAGCAGGAATATCAAAGTATCTTTGTGAAAACGGCACATGGGCGGTACCGCCTGACACTAAGTATAGTGTTGCAACAACTACATCAGCCGGATTGCTTTCCGCTTCTGACAAATCGAAGCTTGACGGCATAGAAGCCGGAGCTGATAAATACAAGCTTCCCGTTGCAAGTGAAACCCTCGGTGGCGTAAAAACAGGTCCGTCTGTAATAGTAAACAGCGATGGCACAATGTCAATCGTAAAGGACTCCCATTACCACTCTGCACTTGAAGCGATTGACATTACGGGAAAAACGATTGACCTTAACACACTGAATTTAAGCGATGCACCCGGACAGATCAAGCACTACGTTGAAAAGACGGCAGGCGGATCGGCGAACATTACAAATGCACCGCAGGCAGGAATGTTCCTTATGATAGCAAAAAACATAAGATGGGCTTCAAGTGCGGACTTTATTACCGAGCAGGTCTTTGTTTCAGTTACAACGAAAAAAGAGTACAGCAGATGGTGCACAAGCGGGACATGGAGTGCGTGGGTAGAACGCAACTACACTAACACATGGCGAGGAATACAGAACAACCTGACATCTGACAGTGCAACAGATAGCTTATCAGCTGCACAGGGCAAAGCGCTTAAAGCACTTGTGGACAGTAAAGCTTCAAGTGGACATACTCACAGTTATGCCGGCAGTTCATCGGTAGGCGGTGCGGCGACGAGTGCTGACAAAATCAATACCGATGCAGGAAGTGCTACACAGCCGGTATATATCAAGGATGGTGTCCCCAAGGCGACCACATACACCCTCGCAAAGTCCGTACCTGCATCGGCCGTGTTTACTGATACATGGAAAGCGTTGGTTGGTTCATCAACAAGTGCCGCAGGAACAGCGGGGTACGCTCCTGCACCTGCAAAAGGTGCGTCAAATCGCTATTTACGATGTGACGGAGCGTGGGTTGTACCGCCGAACACGGTAAATACTGTAGTGATTAAACAGGGGTCTGCTTTACAAACTGCAATAGATATTTCATCCAGAAAACAGGCGTATATCGAGTTTTATAAGGTATCGAATACAACTGGCGGTGCTTCCGAAAGTTTTTCTTACCCATTTGTGATAACTGACACTACTCCGGCAACGGCAGTTGCTCATAAAGCGATATATGGTTCAACAGACATTGCTATCGTATATTCATTAACAACAGACGGAAAAATCACATTCGCAGGAAATGGCGGTTGGGGATACAAAATACTGCTATTTGATTGATAATAGGAGGCAAACATGATTATTTTTGAAGACGGAAGCTGGCTTTGCGGGGAAGATGAAACAACAATCCCTGACGGAGCTATGATTATAGGTGATGATACTCGACTTGCGGATGAAATAAAGCAGTATCCAAAGGTCAGACTGATGTCGCCGACTGATGACTTTGACGATATTGACAACATACAGGTAGTGCCGATAGAGGACAAGCACAGAGTAATACTTGCCGAGCTTGGCCGCTTGGATTTGCAGGCGGTCAGACCGTTAAGAGCCATTGCAGCGGGTACAGCAACGGAAACGGATAGAAAAAAACTGGCAGAAATTGAAGAACAGGCAGCACAGCTCCGGCAGGAGCTTGCAAATATAACAGCTGAGTGATCAGCGGAAAGGAAAAGCAATGGAAAAGATAAATGCTATTTTTGGCGGAGTAGTAGCCGCAATCGGTGGCGTGATAGGCTGGATATGGGGCGACTTTACTCCCCTGCTTGCCGCTTTAATCGTGTGCATGGTGCTTGACTACATATCGGGTGTTGCGTGTGCGGTAGTCAGAAAAGATGTATCGAGCGAAATCGGGTTCAAGGGTATCGTCAAAAAAATCCTGATTTTAATGCTCGTCGGCGTTGCACACGTTTTAGACGCTTATGTGCTTAACTCGACTCCCGTACTACAGTCGGCGGTTATGATGTTCTTTGTCGCAAACGAAGGCATATCACTCGTGGAGAACGCCGCAGGGTTAGGTATACCCATACCGAAGAAAATGCTGGAAGTGCTAAAACAGCTGAAGCTCAAGGGTGACAGCACCGAAAAAAACGAAAGCGAGGACGAATAATATGTTAAGAGTTAAGGGAATTGACATCAGCAGAGCGCAGGAGCAGTTCGATTTTACGGCGGCTGTTTCGGCAGGCGTGAAATTTGTAATTATTCGTGCCGGCATACGCACGGATGAGGACACTTACTTCAGACGCAATCTTTCCGAGTGCCAGAAAAGAAATATCCCTTACGGGCTTTACTGGTATTTTGAGGCAACGTCTGGCGAAACATTTAAGGCGGAACTTGCCGCTTGCAAGAAAGCTGTAAAAGGCTTAAAGCCGTCATATCCTGTGTTCTTTGATATGGAGGAGCAGAAGCAGATAGACAATTTAACAACCGCACAGCGTACAGATATGGCACTCAAATTCTGTGCTGAAATGACGGCTATCGGTCTGCCGTCGGGTATATATGCTAATCCGTCGTGGATGCTCAACTATTACGACAGTGACCGTCTGGATGGTATAGATATATGGCTTGCAAACTGGACGTATGATCCCGAAATACCTAGTCAATTTGATTTTGGTCAGCTGATATGGCAGTGGGGCGTTGAAAACATCGGCGGCAAAGACGTTGACTCTGATATATGCTTTATTGCCTATCCTGCAAAGACTGACTACTGGTACAAGACGCACAGCGGCACAGATACCCCCGCAAAGCCGTCAGAACCTGTTAAGCCTGATACTACGCCCATTGTAAAGACATACAAGGCAGGTGACGTGGTACAGCTGTCAAATACCGCACTGTATGGCTCGTCAACCACATCACAGCCCGCAAATCATCTGACAGGCACATACTACATACATACCGCAGATGATACGGTAAACGGCAGGATTCGCATCACCACGCCGAAAGGCTGTAGTGCAGTGACAGGCTGGGTAAAAGTTGATGATATAGGCGGTAAGACTGCCGACAAGCCTGCGGCAGAAATTCGCAAGGGCGACCGTGTGCAGATAAAGCAGGGTGCAACCTGGTATGGCGGTACGAAAGTCCTTACAGGCTGGTTGCTTAAAAAAACGTGGATTGTCGATGAAATTGTCGGCAACAGAGCAGTGCTCGGTAAGGACACTACAGGCGTTTTTGATATACAGTCGCCGATAGACGTTAAGTACCTCATAAAGAAGTAAAAAATATTCCCGGCGGAGCTGATACTCCGCCGGGATTTTTTTATTTTACTTTGTGTTCTGTAGCTATGATGTCATCGCCTTGCCCGCCTATAAACATTGGCGCAACCCACTTTAAAATAATTTTTCGGCTATTATCTTTATCACTACCAATCCAGTAATGATGATAGTGTCCTCGCCGTGTGTGTGGACGCTTCGGAGTGTGACTTCCGGTACGCTCAGCATGCGGTGTATCTTCTTTATGTTCTGACTTGTACTTTCTGATAGTGTTTCCTACTCGGAAACCGACATCCCACTTGCGAAGCTCTCTAAAAGCGTCTTTAGGCACTTGAGATGGCTTATAAATCGCTTTTTGCTCGGCGTTTTCTTGCTCATCTTTGTTTTCTGCACAGATATAAAGTATAAGTTGCATGTACTTTGACACTTTCTTACTCTGTACGGAAGCTATCGTGCTTTTCAACACAGAAAATTCCTCGTTCTTAAGTTCTTTTTCACTTACATTAAGTGATGTGTTTATGCCGTCAAGGATCGTACCTCCGCTGATGAGGTGCAGCGGTATGTTGTCTATCACTCCGCTTTCGTCCACTTCAAGTATGCGTAGCTCAAGCTCGAAGGTGTTCATATCGTGCTCTATCCACACGAAAACACCTTTGTTTTTCTCATACTGTATCCATAAGCAAGGATAAGGTAGAGTGAGTAGTATATCTATCGGCATTTCAAGGTCCTTGTCAGCCTGCTCCATAAGCATATCAGCAAGATCTCTGTCGAAAGTATACATTTCCTTATGCTTTCTCCAAGCATATAAGCAAGCGGCTGTAGCCGGAAAGTCAGGGTCTACCGGGAAAATTGCCGAAGCTATGCTTGCGGTTGCCGCTATAGGAAGCTCGCAAGCGCTGTTCCAGTCAGGAAGATCTTGACCTTTAGAAGCACAGCACTCATCAAGTGGCTTCCATATCCAAGCATACTTTTCCGAAAACTTTTTAAGAAAAGCTAGCGGCAGTGGCTCTTTTGAGTGTTTTTTCTTCATGACTGCACCCCTAAGAGCTCGTCTACAATGGCTTTTAACGTTTTCCCGCTCTGACTTTGCATTTGTTGGAGCTTTCGCATAGCACCTGCTGACACCGTGAGAGTAGCGTCAGCGCCGATGTCTGCGTCTCCGAAGATGTTCTCATACTCGTCACCGTCTAGGTGCTCTTCCGCCCAGGCTTGCGCCTGCTCATAAGTCATCGGTATGATTTTTTCCCCGTGCGTCCAGCCGTCTGGCTCACGCTTGCGATACGGAGAAGCGCCGTGTCCTTCTCCGTGCAGAAAATAATTTCCTGCCTTAGTACGATAAAGAGTTTCCTCGTAGTACTTAAAGTCGCTGACTGCACACGGTGCGCTCCACGAAGCTAAACATTTTGCTGTTTCTGTGTTGTATCTTGCGCCTTTGATAACTTTGTACATGGTCTTGTCCTCATCTTTCTCCGGAAGGACTACCGCTCCCGGTCGGTGTTTTTTGCTTAACACTTTACCAAAGCGTTGTAACAGCCTGGAGTGTAAAAATCCTCTACTGTGCCGTCTTCATACTGTATGAGTGTGAATGTCATCGTAAAGCTGTCATCGCCTTTGCTGTATAAGTAATCTGCAACTTTAAACGTGTCGTAAATACCATCGAAATCTCTCATCATATCACGAGAAATTATACCTTCGTAGTGGATAGTAGTACTAAGTATTTCGGCATCTATGTAGTCAGAAAGAACAAGATCTGCATCGCAATATCTTTCCTCATATGCTTTTGCTAAATCTGATTCGTCGATAGCATCGGGTACTTCTTCAACGATATCGTCAATAAGACTCTTAATGACCGAATCTTTATAATACTCGGGATCTTCTAAGTACATCAAAACATCGCGCACACTTTCGGGCGGATCGTCATCGGTGTTTTCTTTTGCAAGACGTATTTCTTCCTCGCTCGGTCCGTCATACTCGGCGGCAGCTTTATCACGTTTGGAGAGCTTCACTGTGAGCACCGCTCTGTAAACTTTTACTATGTTGTCTTTCATGTTAAATCTCCTTTATGTCAACGCCCCGAAGGGCGAGAGCCTGTCGGCTCTCGGCTTTCGATTGTTTAGTTCATGTGGCTGAAAAGTTCTTCAGCGTAGCTGTCGGCATTTTCAATGCCGTCTATCGTGGCGATTTCAGCCTTGATATCTTCAAGTGTGGGCTGTCTGCCTGTGCTTGCCTCAAACTCGCTCTTAAAGCTTTCTGCTTCTTCAATCCACTGTGCAACTGTCTTTTCCATATTTTTTTCCTTTCTCACTCAATCGAGCCTGTTTTATTTTTTCGGGGTTCTTTCTTAACCCTGTGCCTATATTATAGCATACGTTTCGTGTAATGTCAAGCGTTTCGTGTAATGCAAAATTGAATTTGTACACTTGCACAATAAAACCAGCTTTGGTTTGTTTGTTTTCACGAAATTTGCCGTTTGCTGCAAAAAAATAATATCGAATACCGTTATTATCTATCTGATGTAGTTCACTGACCTATAAATTATGTAGAATTATAGAAAGGAGGAACTACATATGATAAGATTTTTACTGTCTACGAAGCTCGGCGAGGCTAAGTGGTCACAGGCGGATCTTGCAAGGGCTACCGGTATCAGACCGAATACTATCAACGAGTATTATCATGGCTTTAATGATCGCATCAGCCTTGAGCATCTTGACCTGATATGCGAGGCATTACATTGCCAACCGTCTGAAATTATAGAGTGGGTGCCGAATGACCCGCCACGCACAAAGAGCAGAACAACCGGCAAATAAGAACGAAGTGCACCTGAAAAATATCAGGTGCGCTTTTCTTTATCAATTTATCATTGACATCATGATGGAACCAATTCTTCTGTACCTGCATTGTTCCCGGAATGATCCCTTGCGACCTCACTGTATTTCCCGTGATGACACGGTAGCTGTCCCCTCTGCCTGTTGCGGTAAAGCAGGTCGTAAAGCCATTTTCTATACCCTTAAGATACACTGTAAGAGTGCCGTGGATATAATCGGCTCTTATGACCAAGAGCCATAACGGATCGCTTGTGAAATCAAGAAACCTTTCTGCGTTTTTTCTGATTTTATCCGTTTCGAAAACGGATCTGTCGCTTGAAATTTCCTGCGACAGCTTTTCTATAATACTGTCATAGTACGATTTCTGCTCGATAAGCTCCTGCTGTGTTATCAATCCGTCCAGCATAAGATCAACCGCACGGCGTTTTTTGGCGTTGAGCGTTTCGATTTTTCTGCGCAGTGCAGGAATGTCTGGCTTGTCTGTTCGGGATAAGCCCTTTATTACTGCGTTTATGACGGCTGTTTTGTCGATGGGCATATCTGTGAAAATACGCTTAACGCAGGCTTTTAGGGCGGTCACGTTAAGCGTTTCGTTGTTGCAGGATTTTCCGCCGATTCTCCCCGAGCAACGCAGGGCGTGGTATATCTTGCCGTTTTTCAGCGTTTTTACACGGGATACCATCACACTGCCGCACACACCGCAATATACCTTTCCGCTGAAGACGTATCGGTCGCTGTGGCGGCTTGTGTCCGTAGGCTTTCTCCGGCTTATCTCGGCTTGGGTCTGCTCCCACAGCTCACGGCTTATTATCGGTTCGTGATGATTTCTTATATAGATATGCTCCGATCTGTTGAGCCTTTTCTTATGCGTGAGAAAATCCGGAGTGCAGGTCTTTTTCTGCTCAAGGTCGCCGACATATTTTACATTCCGCAGTACCTTGCGGATAAACGCACCGCTCCACCTTCCGCCGTTGACGGTTCTTATCTGCTCGGCATTCAATCCGTCCGCTATGCTTTCTGCACCCTTTAAAAGCACGGTGTACTCTGTGAAAATACGCTTTACTATTTCTGCCGAATCCGCATTGACAGTGATTTTGCCGTCTTTTACGTCATATCCGAGACAGCTTCTGCCGAACACTACGCCCTGTTCCATTTTCCTTTGCTGTCCCCATTTTACACGCTCGGAGATTTTGCGGCTCTCCTCCTGCGCTATCGTTGCCATTATAGAAAGTCTAAGCTCGCCGTCGCTGTCACGGGTGTCTATATTATCGTTTATAAAGATAATACCTACGCCCTTCGCCCTAAGCATACGGGTGATGTTAAGGGTATCTACAGTGTTTCTGGCAAAGCGGCTGACCTCTTTTGTGAGGATAATATCTATACCGCCGGACACGGCAAGGGATATCATTTTATTGAAGCCGTAACGGTTGAGCGTTGTCGTGCCGCTTGTACCCTCGTCATAGAACACTCCGACCAAAGTCATAGAGTCGGAATTTCTGATATAATCATCAAAGAACGACCGCTGTGAAGCAAGTGAGCCGGATTGCTCGGCACGGTCGGTCGAAACACGGCAATAGGCTGCGGCTCTGAGCTTATTCAT